CATTTATTAGACACACACTATTGCCGTGGATTAGACGTATTGAGGACGGTTTTAGCACTTTGTTACCGGGTAAACAGTTTGTTAAATTAGACACAGATGAATACGCAAGAGGGGATCAGTTAAGCCGTGTTAGGTCATTTCAAGTTGCAGTTAGTTCTGGAATTATGACACCAAACGAAGCTAGGGCAAAAATGGATTTAGAACCTTATGAGGGTGGCGACAAGTTCTACATTGGTTTACAGGGTGCATTGGTAGATCCAACGCTACAACCACAGGGAATAGACGAACACGATCCTACAAACGAACTACCAAATGATTAGTGAAGCTAAAGCATTAAACAATTCAACACCAGTAAAAGTTATTGATAGTGTAAATTTTGAACAAGAAGTATATTTACATAATGAACACGGTTCTGCTGTTTACTTAGGTGGTTCTGATGTTACAACAAGCACAGGTTTTGAATTAGCAAACAATGGTTCAGTAACTATGAAAATACCACAAGATAATGAATTATATTGTATTACAGGAAGTGGTACAGGTAATTTACACGTAGTAAGGCCAGACTAATGCCATACGAAATACAAATGGATAATGAAGATTGTCAAGGACACGCTGTAGTAAAACTTGATGACGGCAGAATTATGGGTTGTCACGAAACACACGAAGAAGCTGAAAAACAATTACAAGCAATATTGATAAACGAAGCTAAACAAAAAGAAGAAGAAAATAGTTTAGATCAAGATACAGAATTACGACAAGTAGATAGAAAACCACCTAAGTTTATGCAAGAGAACGCACAACGTGGTTTGGATAATCTTAATAAGGCAGGGGACGGTTTAGTTGATGAAACAGTTAGACAAGCACGTATTATGGCTAAAGGTGAACAACTAAGCATAGATAAAATTGTAAAAATAGCAGCGTGGCATAAAAGACACATTAGCGATTTAGATAGAGATAAAACAAACCCACAAGATTCAGATACTTGGGTAGCTAGTGATGTAGCATTTTTATTGTGGGGTAGCAATCCGTGGTCATCACCTATGAAAGCAGCAGATTGGGCAGATAGAAAAATTGCACAACTTGTTAGTGAGGGTGAACTAGAACCACGTAATGATCCAAGTACACCAGCACCAAAAAGCGACCAAGTAAAAGGAAGTAAGAAAAATCCAAAGGGTTCTGCAAGTGGTAAATCTGGTGGCATAGACTTTAGCGAAAGCACAGAAAAATCTATTAGGGGAAGAATAGAAAAACATAATGAAGATGTTGAGGGTATGGCAGATTGGCGAAAATTAAAAATGGGAACTGCAAAGGCAGTTGTTAGACGTGGATTTGGTGCATACTCAACAAGTCATAGACCGGGTGTTAGTCGTCAAGCGTGGGGACTAGCTAGGTTACGTGCATTTAGTTACTTACTAAAAAACGATAGACCACAAAATCCAAAGTACAGATCAGACAATGATTTGCTACCAACAGAACACCCACGATACAGTAAAAAGGAAGAAAAAATGAGTACACAACACTTAGACGTGTTTGATAGACCAGTTGCTATATCACAAACACTAGAAACACAAAAACGTAACACTATTCTTAAAGAAATGGATAAGCAAACTGAAAATAGAAGTTTTACATTTAGTGCAGTAGAAGAACGCAATAGTAACGATAACGATACATTGTTGTTTACAGGTTACGCTTCTGTATTTGATAAACCTTATGGTGTAAGGGACAGCAGGGGACAATATAACGAAACAATAAAACAAGGTGCATTTAAGAAAACATTAAAAGAACAAGATGACGTAAGATTTTTAGTTAATCACGACGGTATTCCGTTGGCTAGAACATCATCAGGTACATTACAACTAGAAGAAGATGACTATGGTTTATTTGTACGTGCTGAACTTGATCCAAGCAACCCAACCGTTGCAGAAGTATCAAGTGCTATGAAACGTGGCGACTTAAATGAAATGTCATTTGCTTTTGCAGCGATTAAAGATAATTTTGATAATAATGGTGAAAACAGAGAAGTGAACGAAGCACGATTATTTGACGTATCAGTTGTAACATATCCAGCTAATCCGTGGGCAGGTGCAAAACTTCGTGGCATAGATATAGAGAACTTGCACAAAGAATTAGTTGAAGCTAGAAGTGGCGAAAAAGCAACTGAAATACTAGAAAGTTTTATTAACCAAGTCGCAGATAGTGATAACGTTGATAAAAAGCGAAGCAATCCTAAAGTGGATTTATTAAAAATGAAACTTGAAAGGGACGGCATTCGCTAAAGACGTATAGCCGTGGTTATAGCCGTGTATCACACTTGACTACCACACTCTACGCAGAAGTATAAGAAAATAACAACAAGGAAATTAAATTGAAAAAATTAATTGAAGCTAGAGAAGCTAAAGTAGCTGAACTTGACGGTCTTGTTTCAGAACTTGATGAAATGGAAGCTGGAGAAGAATTTGACGGTAAATTTGCTAGATCAAATGAACTTCACGCTGAAATCAAAGATATGAACGTAAAGATTGATGAAGCAAGAGAAGCAGCTGAAACTTTGAAAGCAGTTAAAGAAAGCAGAAATGCACTTGGTGTTGAGGACGAAGACTTAGGCGATAAAGAAGCTGTTGTAGAAGTAAACGAGCCAGATATGTACAGAAAGGGTGGCGAACACTCTTTTATATCAGACGCTTACGCAGCTAGATCAGGCGACTTTAAAGCACAAGAAAGACTTAACAATCACCAAGATCACGAAGCTAGAGATGTTGGAACAGGTGCTTTTACAGGATTAGTTGTACCACAATACTTAGTTGATGAGTACGCACCAATCGCAAGAGCAGGTTCTGCATTTTATAATGCAGTTCCTAAAAAGGACTTACCAGCATACGGAAACAAAATTGAAATATCAAGAATAACAACTGGATCAGCAGCAGCCGAACAGGCTTCTGAAAATTCAGCTGTACAAGAAACCAATATGGACGACACCTTATTAACAGTTAATGTTGATACTGTTGCAGGACAACAAGACGTTTCAAGACAAGCACTTGAACGTGGTGGACAACCGGGTTTCTCAATGGAAAACATTATTTTCCAAGACTTGGTAGCAGCTTATTTTAGTAAGTTAGATCAGTTGATGATAAACGGATCTGGTTCTTCTGGACAACCATTAGGAATTAGAAACGTATCTGGAATTAACACAGTAACATATACAGACGCAAGTCCAACTGTTGCTGAAGCATATCCAAAATTAGCAGACGCAGTGCAAAAAGTTAATGCAAACAGATTTGCACCAGCACAAGCAATAATTATGCACCCAAGACGCTGGGGCTTTTTTACTGCTGGTGTTGATAGTTCAAACAGACCATTAGTATTACCAGCTGGAAATAATCCAGACAATGCTATTGGTGTTGGCGAAGCAGCAGCTTATGGAAATGTTGTTGGAAACCTATTAGGACTTCCAGTAATCACAGACGCTAACATACCAACAGATGACGGTGGTGGATCAAACCAAGACCAAATCTATGTGGTAAAAGCTGATGACCATATCTTATTTGAAGATAACTTATTCCAGTTGAAATTTGAAGAAACAAACGCAGGATCATTAACAACTAAAATGGTTGTTTATGGTTATGTTGCTTTTGCTTCTGGAAGATATCCAGCAGGAATTACAAAAATACAAGGAACAGGTTTAATTACACCTAGTTTCTAATTAAATTATGGTTTTGGTGTGTTGGGCAACTAACACACCAGATCATTTAGGAAAGAATTATGGCAAAACAAGACAAAGAATTAATAGAAGCACTTAAAGAAGAACTTAAGGGTTATGAACTCTATGGAAAGGCAGAACGTGCTAAAGCAGTTAAAGACGCAATTAAAAAAGCTGGTGGATCAGTTGAAACAAAAACTGCAAAACCTAAAGCTGAAAAAAAAGTAGAGAAGAAAAAGTAACAATGCCAAAAGGTAAAGGTTACGGTAAAAAAATGAAAGGTGGCAAAGGTAAAGGCCGAAAGAAAGGTAGATAATATCTTATGGCAATTACTAATGGCTACTGTACACAAGACGAATTAAAGACGTTTGTTGGCATACCAACAAGCGATAGTGCTGATGACAGCTTAATTGATGACGCTGTTACTGCTGCTTCACGACAGATAGACGCATTTTGTGGCAGACAGTTTTATGCAGACGGTGCAGCTTCAGCACGTAAATTTTTCACAAACGATTTATACAGACTTCGTGTAGATGATATTTCAACAATTACTGGTCTAGTAGTTAAATATGATGATGATGATGACGGCACTTATGAAACAACTGTATCATCTAGCGATTATCAAGTATTACCAATAAACGGTGTTGTGGGTGGCATACAAGGAAACCCGTTTTATATTGTAGAATTAATTTCAGACGGTAATCACGAGTGGCCACTAGATTTTTCAAGTAATAGACCACGTGCAGAAATAACTGCAAAATGGGGTTACGCAAGTGTCCCGGCACAAATCAAACAAGCTACTTTAATGTTATCAAGCGAACTATTTGCTATGAGAAACGCACCACTAGGCGTTGCCGGTGTTGGTGATTTTGGCGTAGTTAATATTCAACAGAACAGAGAAATAACACGATTAATTGCACCATTTCGCAAAGGCACAGTTCTAGGTGTTTCTTAATGGCGACATTATCACAAATTCGTGACGGATTAAAAACAACCGTTTCTAATGTAAGTGGGCTACGTTGTTACGATACAGTTCCAGATAATGCGATAAACTTCCCAGTAGCAATCTTTATACCTACTGATATTGAATTTGATTTAGCTATGCAAAGAGGAACTGATCTATACACATTTGATTTATTAGTAGCAGTACAACGTGCTGATAGCAGAACTGCACAAGATAAATTAGACGCTTTTATTACAGGAAGTGGTTCATCTAGCATAAGACAGGTTATATTTAATAATAGAACTTTAGGGCTTAGTGACACAGACGCAAGGGTAGTTAATGTTTCTAATTATGCTGCTGATGTTAATTTAAACGGCATAGACGGTGTTGGTGCAAATATGACCATTGAAGTTTATACGAAAGGAAGTAGTTAATGGATTGTTGTGGATCTTGTCCGGGTAACTGTAAAGGTGGTCAATAGTGGCTAAATATAAAATTATAGGTAATAAAAAAGTAATGGGTAAAGTAAAAGGTAACACCATTACAATAAAAGATGAAAATGTAGCTAAGTCATTAATAAAGGGTGGACACATAGAACCCACTACTATTAAAAAAAGACGTGCTAGAAAGAAAGACGGCACGTTTATAAAAGATGATAAAAGCACACCAGATGTTAATGAAGCGTGGGAAGAAGTAAATGGCTAAATTTGTATTTAATGACGGTAAGGTATTTAGTGGTGGTTATGATTTATCAAGCCACATTACAAGCGTAAACCTAGAAATAAACGCTGAAGAATTAGACGCAACAACAATTAATAGTGGTGGTTTTAAATCAAAACTAGGTGGGATTAAAGATAGTACATTACAACTAGACGGTTTTTATGAAGCTGGTGCAAATAAACCAGACGCATTACTTGGTGCTTCAGTAGGTAATGAATTATTAGTTACCACAGTACCAGACGCAGGTGTAGGAAATACTGCATACTTTATGAAATCAAGGTTGTTTTCTTATAACATATTTGGTGCAGTTGGCGAAATAGCACCATTTAGTATTTCTAAATCACAATCAAGTGATGTAGTTGTACAGGGCAAAGTACAAATAGACGGCAATCTAACTGCTACTGGTAACTCTACCGGGGTACAACTAGGTGCAGTTGGTGCAACAGAAAAATGTTATGTAGGCATACATTGTTACGGTGTAAGTGGTACTTCAACACCAACAGTTACTTTTAAATTGCAATCAGATGATAATTCAAGTTTTACAAGTCCAACAGATAGAATTACTTTTACAGGAATTACAGCAATAGGTTCAGACTTTCAAAGTGTTGCAGGTGCTATTACAGATCAGTATTGGCGACTAAACTACACAATATCTGGAACTAATCCAAGTTTTTCTATCCACGCAACAATCGGCATAGAATAACACACACAACTTAACTTCTTTACTAAACTATAAAATTAAGTTTGAAAGGAGTTTACATTGGCAAAATTTGTTTTAACAGACGCTAGTGTTACCTTGAACAGCGTTGATCTATCAGACCACGTTTCAAGTGTTACATTAGATATTACAGCTGATGAAATCGTTACAACAGCTATGGGTGATACATTTCAATCCAGAACTGGTGGACTAAAAGACGGAACACTATCAATAGAGTTTCAACAGGATTTCGCAGCTTCAGAAGTGGACGCAACATTATTTCCATTACTTGGATCTACAACAGCATTTGTTGTAAAACCAACAAGTGGTTCAGTAAGTTCAACTAATCCAAGTTATTCTGGAAGTGTGCTTGTAAATCAACACATACCAGTAGCTAACGCAGTTGGTGAACTTGCAACTATGTCCGTATCGTTTCCAACTTCTGGAACAATTACTAGGGCAACTTCGTAATGGGTGGTATGGTCGTCATAATGCAAGACGGCACGAAGTACGAAGTGAATATTAGACCAGCAGATATTGTTAAATTTGAACGCAAGTTTGATGTACCAGTTTCTAAATTACAAGATGAACAACGTTATGAGTGGTTGTTGTATTTGGCGTGGCTTGGTGCAAAAAGAAATGGCGTTACAGAAGATTACGATACTTGGATTGGTTTAGTTGAAGAACTAGACATTACTGGATCAAGTGATAATTTAAAAGCGTAAACGGATTTATAGATTTGATTGCTTCAATAGCAATAGAAACAGGAATAAGTCCACGTGAAATAGAACAACTTGATATGGAAATGTTTTACGCATTAGTAAGGGTTATAAACAACAAATACGATAATTGATATGGCAAGAACATTTAAAAAAACCGATTTAGCAATAGATAACAGCGAAGTTAAAGAGATTGTTAAAGAATTAAAAGAATATGGTAAAAAAGATGTTTTAAAAACGTTGGCAAAGTTTCATAGAGAGATAGCCAAAGAACAATTATCAGATAGCCGTACATTAGGACGTAAACAACCAGTACCCAAAGCAAATCGTTCAGCTATGGGTTTTACAGCTTCTGGTACAAGAAGTGAAGCCAAGATAAATATTAAAACAAGCGATAGATACCCAAGTGCATTGTCTATGGAGTTTGGTCGTAGGTTTCAATATGTACCAACAAGAAGTGGTAAAACTAGGGCAATCACACAATCAGAAATAGGCAGGTTGCCACATTCAAGACCGGGTGCAAAGTTTCCATATAGAAAATGGATTGGAAACAGCAGGGATCGTGGCGATAGTTCATTTACCAAATTAGGTAAACAAGGTTATGTAGTTGGTAAGACCATAAGCAGAAACCAAAAAGAAATACTAGAAACATACAACGATAGATTGTATGACGCATTAACTAAGGCAATTAAATAATGGCATTTGAAAAAAAAGTATCAATAGCAATAATCGGTAAAACCGACCAGTTTGTTAAATCATTAACAAAAGGTCAAAAAGCATTACAAGGTTTAGGAAGTGCTGCAAGTAAGATTGGTAAAGCAGCTGCGTTTGGTATTGCTGGTATTGGTGTTGCAGCAGGTACAGTTGGTAAAGATTTAGTTAATTTAGCTTCAGACGCAGGTGAAGCACGTTCTGCATTTGAAACAACATTTGGGGACGCATTACCACAAGTATCTGGTTTCGTAGAGGAATTTGCAAACAAAGCTGGTTTAGCTGCATTTGAATTAGAGGGATTATTAACAAACACAGGTGCAGTATTACAAGGTATTGACTTTACAGCAGAAGCGTCCGGTGATCTAGGTACAAAATTAGCTAGTCTTGCAGGTGATGTTGCTTCTTTCGCTAACGTACAAGGTGGCGCACAACCAGTATTAGAAGCGTTTACTAAATCGCTACTTGGTGAAAATGAAAGTCTTAAAACTTATGGTATTGCTATTTCACAAGCTGAAGTAGAAACAAAAGCGTTTGAAATGACAGGCAAGAGTTCAAGAAATGAACTTACTAAACAAGAACGTGCATTAGCTACTTATGAATTGTTATTAAAGAAAACAACTGTACAGCAGGGCGATCTAAACAGAACGCAGGATAGTTTTGCAAACAAATCTAGGAAAGCACAAGCACAAGTTAAAGAATTAAAAGTACAGCTTGGTCAAGAGTTATTACCTATTGCAGAACAATTATTACCAGTAATTGTAGATATGGTACAACAAATCGGGCCGTCATTAATTGACGCTATAAAAGGTGTAGCACCATTTTTATCATCTATTGGGGAAATGATTGGATTATTAGCACCACCAATTATTGCAATAGTAACTTTACTGCTTCAAGCATTAGCACCAGCATTTAAAAAAATGACAGAATTCGCTAATAAATTTCTTGCACCATTTTTAGAAAACTTACCAAAGAATTTTGAAAATATGATTAATAAAATTATTCGTGGATTTAATAAGTTTGCAGACAAGTTAAACAGTTTTGCTGAAAAAGCACAGAGAATATTAGGCAAAATTGGTATTAAGATAGATATACCAAAACTGCGTAAATTTAGTGAAGTAGATTTTGGATTAGGTGAAAAAGATGTAGCACCTATTGTTTCGGCAGACGACATAGACGCACAACGTACAGCAACAGGTTTATTAGCAACGGCAGCAACAAGTGCTACACAGTTTACACCTACCACACAAGCTGGTATAACAATAAACAATTATGCACCGATTACAACAGATCAAGAAGCTAGTGATTTGTTTGCTAGGGGCGCTAAAGAGTTTAAGCGTCAAAACGGTGGTGCTGCAAGAATAGATATATTGTAATGGCACAACCGACAGTACGTGTTCGTATAGGTTTTACACAAAACACATTTACATTAGATGACTTAGTTCGTGGTGTTTTAGATAGTGCAGAACTAGGTGGTGCAACACCACTTACAGATGTTACAAGTGATGTACAAAGTGTAAGTATTAGTCGTGGTAGATCCAGAGATTTAGACACATTTAAAACTGGTACGTGTAATGTACGTTTATTAAATAATGCACGTAAATACGAAAACACTAATACATCAAGTCCATATTCACCGGGTATTGAACCATTAATAGCTATACACATTGACGCAACAACGGACGGTGGTAGTACATACAAAGATTTATTTGTAGGGTTCGTAACAGATATAAACCTAAGTTACCCAGATAAAAACAACTCTTTTGCAGATTTTGTTGGTGCAGACGCATTTATGAAGTTATCAAACACTAGCTTGATAAATGCTTCTTTTGGTAGTACAGATAGTGGAACATTAGTAAGTAATATATTAGACAACGCAAATGTTAAGTTTGGTGCAGATAGAAGCATTGAAACAGGAATATCTACAATGCAATCATTAAGTAGTCTTAGTGAAAATACGTTATCTGTTTTACAAAATGTTGAACGTAGCGAAAATGGATTGTTGTTTATGTCTAAAGACGGCAAGATAACGTTTAAATCACGTCATACAACGTTTCCTAGCACACCAGCAGCAACGTTTAGTGATGACGGTAGTGATGTGCCATATATACGTGTTGATTACATAAATGATGACAATGAGATACATAACATAATTTCTTTACAACGTATATCTGGATCAACACAAACTGTACAAGATACAGCAAGTCAAGGTAAATACTTAATTAGAACATTAAGTAGAACTGGTTTGTATAACAATAGCGATAGTGAAGTATTAGACGCAGCAAACTTTTTACTTGGTAAATTTAAAGACGCATTAATACGTTTTGACAATTTATTAGTTGATTTAACAGAAGCAACAACAGGAAACCAGAACACAATATTAGATCGTGAAGTTGGTGATGTAGTCAAAGTAGAACTTACACCACCCGGTAGTGGTAGTCCAGCACAAATAACGTCAAATGAAATAATTGACAGTATAAGTTATAACATAACACCAAACATATTTACTTGTGCATACAAGCTATCTAATGCAGATGTACAAGCATTTATGCGATTAGACAACGCATTATTTGGTGTATTAGATACAGACAAGTTAGGTTATTAATGACACATAAACAAAACATAAACAATGAAAGGATAAACTAAAACTATGGCAAACGGATTTAAAGTATTTTCTGTTGGTGAAGTATTAACAGCAGCAGACGTAAACGATTATTTAATGGAACAATCCATATCAATATTTGCTAATGCAACAGCTAGGGACGCACAAATTACATCACCGATTGAGGGACAATTTTGTTATTTAGCAGATAGTAATGTACTACAGTTTTATAACGGTAGCAGTTGGGCAGGGTACATTGATGAGGGCGATATAAGTTCTGTTGTAGCAGGTACAAATATAAGTGGTGGTGGTACTTCTGGTGCAGTAACACTTAATTTAGCTATTGATAGTGCAGTAGCTTTTGCAGATCAAACAGCAAGTGCAATAGTATTAAAAGATTATGCAGAAACAGATGTAGCAATATCTTCCGGGACAACGTTAGCAATAGATTTAGCAAATGGAAATACAGGTAGTGTAACACTTGGTCATAACGTTACAGATATAGATTTTACAAACGTACCTACTAATGGTACTTCAACATTTACGTTAAAAGCAACACAAGACGGTACTGGTAATAGAACTATGGCGATCAATGCAATTACAGTTAATGGTGGTGGCAACGTTACAGGATTAACAGCTGGTGGTTCTGGTTTGACATTAAGCACAGGTGCAAATGACGTTGATTTAGTTACATTTTTATTTTTTGACGCAGGAACACCACTTATAAACGCATTATTAGATTTTAGTTAAGGAGTAATATGCCATTAGGTGCAGCACGATTTGGACTACAATCAAGCAAAACACCATTAGAAGTATCTTATTTAGTTATTGCAGGTGGCGGTGGCGGTGGTGCGGATCAAGGTGCTGGTGGTGGTGCTGGGGGTTATAGAAATTCGTTTGCTAGTGAAACTTCTGGACGTGGTGCTAGTACGGAAACACCTTTAGCATTAGATGTATCAACAAACTACACAGTTACAGTTGGTGGTGGTGGTAATGGTGCTACTTCACCAAATGATAATGCACAACAGGGTAGTTCATCCGTGTTTGCAACAATTACATCTATCGGTGGTGGTAAAGGTGGAAACCTTTATAACAATGGTGGCAACGGTGGTTGTGGCGGTGGTAAAAGTGGTTCTGGTACAGCTGGACAGGGTTTTGACGGTGGTAGTGGAAATAAAGCTGGTGGCGGTGGTGCTGGTGAAGCAGGAAACACAGACGGTTCAAAAGAGGGTGGTGACGGTTTAAGTTCATCTATTACTGGAAGTGCCACAACACGTGCAGGTGGCGGTGGCGGTGGTCAATCTACTGCTGGTGGCGGTGGTGCAGGTGGCGGTGGTGCAGGTGGTAATGACGGTTCTGCTGGTTCTAACGGTTCTACAAATCTTGGTGGCGGTGGCGGTGGCGGTGCTGATGTTAGAAATGGTGGTGCTGGTGGTAAAGGTCTAGTAATTTTACGATATCCAGCAGATTATACGATAAGCATTGGTGCAGGGCTTACTTGTTCAGACGCAAACAGTTCAGTAGGAACTAATGAAAAAAAAGCTACAATAACAAGTGGTAGTGGAAATGTTAGTTTTACATAATGGCTTACTATGCACTACTTGATGAAAACAATATAGTAACACAAGTAATTAGTGGTATTGACGAAGATGATACAAGTACATTACCAAGTGAATTTTCAAGCTGGGAAGAATTTTATGGCGACTTTCATAGCAAAACTTGTAAAAGGACTTCATACAATACTATTGGAAATGAACACATAGACGGCAAAACTGCATTTAGGGGTAATTATGCTGGTATTGGATTTACCTATGATCCAGTTAATGATGTATTTTATTCAGCAGAACCGACACAAGACGGTAAAACTTTTACATTAAATCAAACAACTTGGTTGTGGGAAAGAAACGACTAAAACAATAAATAAGTTACAATTTATTTATGACAAAAAAAATATTAATTTTTGGTTTATCTGGTTCTGGTAAAACAACATTTGCTAAAAAATTAATTCAACAATCAAAAAATACAATAGATCATTATGAAGCTGATAAGGTTAGGGAAGCATTTAATGATTGGGATTTTAGTAAGTTAGGTAGAGAAAGGCAAAATATGCGTATGGTTCATTTAAGTAACCTAAGTAAACTTAATAACAAATCTTCAATATGTGATTTTATAAACCCATACGAAAAAAATAGAAATGATTATAATTTAAAAATATTTATGAATACTGTTAACAGTAGTAATTATGATGATACAGATAAAATATTTGAAATACCTAAAAACGTTGATTATGAAATAAATTTTTTTGATGAAGAATTGCATTTAGACATAATAAAAAAAATTGTAAATGAATTATAAAAAACCAACAGTAATGCTGCTAGGCAGGTGGCAACCGTTTCATAATGGACATTTGGCATTATTTGAAGAAGCACTAAAAAAAACAGGACAAGTTTGTATTATGGTACGTGATACAAGTGGCATAGATGAAAAAAACCCATTTGATTTTGCTTATGTAAAACAAAAAATAGAAGATAAGTTATTGCCAAAGTATAAAAATAAATTTGAAATATTATTAGTTCCAAATATTACAAATATAAGTTATGGTCGTGATGTAGGTTATGCAATAGAAGAAATAACATTACCAAAGGAAATACAAGACATTTCAGCTACACAAATAAGGAATAATTTAAAATGAAGTATATTTATTTTTTATCTGGTTTACCACGTGCTGGTAATACATTATTGTCGTCAATTCTTAATGAAAATCCAAATATATATGCAACTGGAAAATCTGCAAATGTAGAAGTTATGCACAGAATATTTAGTATTAAAGAAACAGATATATATAAAGAATACCCACAAGAAACTGGTGTAGATAACATATTAGAAAATTATTTTACTAATTTTTATAAAAATATTAAACAAGATTATGTTATTGAACGTGGTGAGTGGATTACACCATATAATTTGTTTGTGTTAAATAATTATTGTCCAAATAATATAAAAATAGTGGTTATGGTTAGAAAAATAGAAGATGTTATAAAATCTTTTTTAGGTGTTGCTAATAGAAACAAAAATTATTACATAAATGAACAATATAATCTAAGTAACAACGATTTGAATTACAAAAACGAAATAGATTACAAAGTTGATCTAATTATGCAAAATACACATTTGTCAAATATGATTTCATCTATACATAAAATTAAAGAAAGCAATACTGTAAAATTTGTTGATTATGATAGTTTTGTTACCGACACGGAAAGTGTTCTTAGAAGTGTTTATGAATTTTATGAAATAGAATATTTTGAACATAATTTAAAAAATATTAAACAGTTAAAAGGTTATAATGATGAATATTTTTACAATGACACACATACTATAAATACAAAAGAAATTGGTAAAAGAAATCTTAAAATAGATTTGCCAGAACATATTGTTAATAAATACAAACAATACAATCTAGACTTTTAAAATGGTAAAATTTTGCTATGTCTAATACAAACGGTCTTACGCAAAAAGAATTGTTATTAATGGTCTTGGAAAACCAAAAAGAATTAGATCGTAAAATAGACGAAATACATACACGTATAAATCAAAGGCCAACACGTATGGAACTTACCGGGTGGCTTTCTGTGACAGTTATGATATTAGGGGTAATCGTAAATAGTATAATGTCTTAGTGCTTACAAGATATATAAAAAGTTTTAATACATTATGTAGATTTGCATTGGTGTTTCTACTTATAGTTCCATTACCAGTATTAGCTGATGAAACAACAACGTATGAACGAATTAGCGATACAGGGCAAAACACAACAGATATTACATTTGACTACGGTGGATCAAGCTGGAATAGATTAGATATACATAGTGGCGATTGTGGTTCTACTACACAAGCAGTTCATTACAATATGCAAAACAATGATGACCAAACAATTACTATTACGTTTCCAGAAGATAACATTACAACAGCTGGTTTTTTATCTGGTTGTGTTAATGACGCATACCCGGTAACTTGGACATTTAGCGATAGTACAACAGAAACTGTAAACTATTCTGCACAATCTAACGCTGATGTATCAACTATGTATGAAATTGTTAGCAAAACCGTCACAGGCAAATATATAACTTCTGTTGCTATTCAGTATGACGATTACATAATAATTGATGATATATACTGGACGTATGCTACTACACCTACTACAACGACATCTAGTACGACAACAACAACTACCACCACACCTACAACTACAAGCACGACTACGACAACGACTACTACTACGACCACAACGACAACTACGACTACTACTACGACAGTACCACCAACAACCACAACAACGCTTGATCCAGAAACTATTGAACGTAATAACAACCACGCTGAAACAGGCATATATGAAACAGATCAAGAACGTGCTAATCGTGAACAAGAAGAATACGAAGAAGAACAAGAACGTATAAGAGAAGAAGAACGTAAAGCAGAAGAAGCACGTATTGCAGCAGAACTTGAAGCACAAAGAATATATGAAGAAGAACAAGAACGCTTACGGTTAGAAGAAGAAGAAAGATTACGTTTAGAAGAAGAAGCAAGAATACAAGCAGAGATAGAAGCACAAATAGCTTACGAAGAAGAACTTGCACGCATTGAAGCAGAAGAAGAAGCAGAGATACAAAAAGAATTAGAAGAAACAATTTTAAAAGATATTGATTTAAAAGAATTATCAGATGAAGAATTAGAAGAAGTACAGGAACTTATTGACGTAATACAAGAAATACAAGAACAAGATTTAGAACAATATGAGATAGAAGAAGAAGTTATTGTACTTGATATACCAGAAATAATAATTTTAGAAACAGAACAGGAAGATTTAAATGAAGAAGAAATTACAGAACCAATTAAAGAAGATTTTGATGATGATGAAGTTGTGGATATTATCACAGACGAACAAGAAGAAGTGGGTGGAAGCGATAGTGAAAGAGAACAGGAAGAAACAGAAGCTGTAGAACTTACAGCAGAAGAAGTAGTAGTAGTTGTTGAAGCTGCAAGTGAAGCTATTGAAGAAATAGTAAATATAGAAGAAGTTATAGAAGTTTTAGATCAAGATGAACTAGACGAACTTAGTGAAGAAGAATTAGAAGTATATGAAGAAGAACTTGAAGAACAAATAGAAGAATACGTAGAGGAGTTAGAAACAGAACAGCTTGTGGAAGTGGTAGAACAAGTGGCAGAAGTATCAGTACAAAATTTAGCAGTTGCAGATGAACAAACCAAAAAAGTTGTACAAGCTGTTGTGGAAGAAGTTACAGATGTAGAAACTGTTGCTGAACTAACAGAAGAAGAAAAAGAAGTAGTTGCTGAAGTTCTTGGTGTAGAAGAAGCTAATGACGTTGTTATTATCGCAGAACAATCTGTTAAAGAAAAAAATATTGCTACAGCTGTTGAAGAATATGTAGAACGTGCAGTAGAAAACGCAGATGTAGAAGATTATGGTATTCAAAACGTAATCGTTGAAGTGAGTGTAGAACAGTTTGTACAAGATCCATTAGGACAATTACTAGATATTGACTTAACAGATGTAGTATTATCAGATATTGGTAGTGATATGCCAGAAGCAGTAAAGACACAGGCAGCTAAAACAGTTGTTCCGGTAATTATTGTTGGCCAGATTATTGCCACACCAATAACTAGAAGATTTTAATGAAAAAGATATATAACGGAATAATTGCAATATTAAAAGAAACAGCAGCACAAACCTTTACTATTTTGGGTTTTGCAATATCGTGGTTTCTCTTAACTGGAACGGCCAAGGACATTGTAGGTATTATGATTTTAATAAGTTTTGGTGTTTGGTTTGCAACAATAAATTTTAGAAAATCTTAAAAAAATACCACATAAGGTGGTTTTTTGTTATATAATTTACTTATGACGTACAAAACAAAAGGAGTAAATAAAATGTCAAAACAAATTAATAAAGTATCACGTGAAGATTGTATGGAAGCTATTGAGTTTCTATTTGTTCAAGGTTATGTGGACGAAATGACAAGTGATAAAAAGTATTATGTGTCTAAATTGCTTAATAAAGTAGCAAATGACTACAAAATTAAGTTAGAGTGGAACACATTAGAAGATGAAACATTAAGCGAAATTAGTTAAAAAAACAAATATCTACATACTAATACATTAAACCCACTTTAGTTAGTGGGTTTTTTGTATGTATAAAACCTTTTAATGTCTTAATTATCTATTAGACTAAAACTAACAACTAGGGCTTTATGAATAAAAATTTTGATGATTTTATAGATAAAAAAGCAAAACAATTACCTAATAGACGTTATGAAGTGCGTTATCCAGAAAATGTACCAATAATTTTAGAATTACTCGAACAATGCGTAGAAAAAAAGAAAACAACACCTAATCATTTTTTATATAGCTACAGATCAATAGCTGAATATTTATATGATGAGTGTCAAATGCACGAAGCAACAAAAGAGGGTTTACGCAAGGCAATAGCACGTATAGCAAAGGATTATGAACTTGAACTTTGAAGATTTTGTAAAAGCTAAACAAGACGAAAAAGCATATAAGCGTGATGATAAACACCCACAAGGGTACACACCGGGGGTTGAGTGGAAAGGTAATAGTGGCGTTATAACAACAGCACCAACACAAGCTAAAGATAGTGCAGATGTAGATTGGGATAGTTGGATTGATTACTGGTTAGGGGACGGTGCAAGTAAAACATTTTATATAAAACGTGGCGATCCAATAAATTTCAGGGTGTGGGACGCTTGGGGTAAGAACCCAAAGACCGGGGAAACTGAACCAACAAAATTTTATTATTTTAAAGCTAATCTTTATTCACGTGACCAAACAATGCGTGATAGTGATTTTGACAATTTACTAAAAAAAGTATCTGTTATAAAACCTAAACCTATTAAAAAAGCTACAAAGAATACTAGCTGTATGGTCGTGTGTTTAAGCGATTGGCAAATTGGTAAATATAATACGGAATTTGCAGTAGAAAATTATCTTAATGGTATAAACAAAATTAAAAAACACGTTACTGATCTAAGAAAGAAACACACAATAGATAAATTAGTTTTAGTGGGTATGGGCGATTTATTAGAAAATTGTGGAAATCAGTTCGCACCCAATGGTTTATGGGAACAAGTCTATGACGGTCGGCAGCAAATGATGATAGCTAGACGTATGCTAACTAAAACAATAGAAATACTTGCACCAACATTTTCAGAAATATTATGTGTTGCAATAGCTGGTAATCACGGTCAAAAAAGACAAAACGGTAAAATTGAAACATCTTATGGCGACAACTTAGATTATGAACTGTTTGACAATGTTGCTGAAATATTTAATAAAGCACCAGCGTTTAAACACGTGAAGTTTCACATACCAGAAAACGATTTAGTTGTAAGTATAGAAGTATTACCTAAAGTTATTTTATCTGCAACACACGGTGATCTATGCAAACGTGGTAGTACAGCTTCACATAAGGTTTTAAATTGGTTTACTAAAATGGCTTCACAACAAACAAATAGTAGTTTGTACGACACATCAGTTATGCTTACAGGTCATTATCATCATTTTTTTAGTTTTGAAAGTGATACAAGATTGTTTATTGGAACAACTGCACAAGACCATAGTGGACAGCAATATTTTGCACAAACTGGTGGTGGATCAGCACCAAGTGGCACAACAACATTTTTAATGCACAACAAAGACGGTCGTAAGTGGTCGGATATTAATATACTTTAAGTAAAGGAAAGTATGAAATTAACAGTAGTAAGAACACAATTTGGTACAGACGCAACTAATGGAATATTGCTTATTGATGACGTATTTGAGTGTTATACATTAGAAGATCAATACCAAGAAGTTAAAGTTATGCACGAAACTTGCATACCAGAGGGTATTTACGACATAAAATTAAGAACAGTTGGTGGTTTTCACGAAAAATATAAAGCAAGGTACAGCAATCATAAAGGTATGTTGCATTTACAAGATGTACCGGGTTTCACTTACATTTTGATACACGCAGGTAATACTGATGAACATACTTCTGGTTGCTTGATTGTAGGGGAAACACAACAAGATTTAGATATAAGCAAAGACGGTTTTATTGGTCATAGTGGAAAGGCATACACAAAACTATATGACAAAGTAGTAAAAGAGTTGCTGCAAGATAATGATGTTACTATTGAATATACAACAATTACAAAATTATTAAACAGTAGTGAAAAAATCGTGCCAAAAAAACGCAAAAAAGTAACAAGATTTGTACCGTTAAAAAAAGGTGATACAGGAAAAAAAGTAAAACAACTCCAAGTTATGTTAAATGTAATAAATAAAACATTAATAACTATTGACGGTGATTATGGCAACAATACTTTAGCAGCTGTTGTTACATTTCAAAAAAAATATAAATTAAAACCAGACGGAATAGTTGGAAATATGACTTATGCAAAAATTGTAGAAGTTAGTAGGTCTAAAATGAGTAAAGGAAAGGTTAGTTTTGACTAAAATTAATAAAAAAGATTGGAAAGCATATTGGAAATTTATGTTTGCAAAAGCATTTAGAACTGGTTTGCAATCAGCTATTTCACTATGGTTAGCTAATTCAACAGGGATTATTGACGCAGATATGTTGCAATTAGTTGGTGTAGCTTTTATGACATCATTTGTAACAGTAATG